ACACCTATAGGTGGATTATGTTATGGTAGAAATGCAGCTTGTAAATCTGGAAATGTATGTTCAAGTTATGATGACGGTGATTATCGTTGTTGTAAAAATACAATTTTAGGATTAAATAAATACTGGTTACCTTCTTATTTTTGTTCGGAACTTCCAGAAAATACACAATGTTATTTAAGTAGACAATGTATATCTGGAAATTGTGAAAATGGAAAATGTACTGGTGGATGTGCTGTAATGTCATATTTTAATTCTAAAAACGAAGAACAATGTAAAAATACAGGTTGTAATTTTTACCCGCATTGGTATGGAGATAATTGTTGTAAAGGAGAAGAAATTACAGATAGTTTTGGTTTTAAGAAATGTAAAAAATAATTTTAGTAATATTATATAAATTTTAAAACTGTGAATTAAAAGTTTTAAAATTACAAAATTTTTATTTTCTCTTGGCCCATAATTTTGAAATTTCTTTCATTCTTTTTGAAGGAGATAAACCTTTCATACTTGTTTTTTTAGATTGTTCTTTAACAAATTTTTGATATTCATTTAAAGATCTTTTACGAGTTTTACTTTTAGGTTTAGATTTTTTTATTTTTTTTGTTCTACTTTTAGTTACACTTTTTTTTACACTTTTACGTACTCTACCAGAAGTTTTAGGTGATTTAATATTTTTTTTAGATTTTTTAACTTTTTTGGATTTTTCAATAGATCTTTTTATATCCGAATACAGTTTCTTAAAACATTTTGTTTTTTCTTTAGCTAATTTGCTTTTAGAAATTTTTGGAGACTTCTTAATAGCTTTTTTTATACAAATTTCATAGGCATTTTCATAACGTTTCAATGTAGCCGATCTATTTCTTCTCTCTGGCATTTTATTATTGTAAAAGATAAAAATAATATAAAATTAAAATTAATTAATACTTAAAAGTTATTAATTAATTTATAAAATGTTTTCAACGACAGAATATAATAATTTAATAAATATTTTTGAAGAAAATAAAAATAAAAAATGGGATGAATGGCTTGAATTCCATTCTATTTTTGATAATCAAGGTAAACAGGGTATAGTTGGTATATTAACTTTAAAAGATCCTAAACATGATAAAAAGAAAATCATATTTAAAATATCTCAATGTATAAATTTTCTCGCTAATCACGAATTAATGATAATGAAAGGTCTTGCAGAATTAAATAATTATTGTCCTCATTTCTGTAAAGGTTTAGGTATATTAAAATGTAATATAGAACCAAATCGAAAAGCTAAAAATCCTTTTAAAATAAAAAGCAAATATGCTGCTGAAAAAGAAGTTTTATTACTGGAATTAGTTGATAAGAGTTCTAAATTTTATAGTTATATAAAAAGTCCAAAAATTCATGAGGAAGTGCTTTATTCTATAATAAAACAAACTTTAATGGCGATAAATATAGCACAAAAACATAAAAAATTTACACATTATGATTTACATTCTAATAATATTATGATAAAGAAATGTTATAAAGATCTAGTTTTTATTTATAAAATAGATGAAGAAAATCAGTTTTGTGTTCCAAGTTATGGTTATTATCCGATTATAATAGATTTTGGATTTTCTTATATAGAAAACATGGAAGATAATCCTTTATGGACAAGTTTATGTCATACAGATGTAGGTTTCATGAGTGATAGATTTGATTGGGTAGCAGATCCCAAATTATTTTTAATAACAGTTTCAGATGAAATAAAAGAAAAAAGAGGTACTAAAAAGTCTAAATGTTTGAGAAGAATAGTAAGAAATGTATTTTATCCTTTAAAAATAGAATTGGATTCAGGATGGGATGATGTAGATAAAAAAGGAGCCATTGATTATGTTTTGGATATATTACAGACATTTAAGAATCCTTCAAGAATATTTAGCGAATGTGAATATTATTGCTTGGATATATTACAATCTTTAATTATTTTACCTCTAGAAGAACAAAGTTTCAAAAATATAGGAAAGTATTTTAAAACATTTATTAAAGAATGGGTTAAAATAGAAAATGAAATATCAAATGAATTTTATAATTTATATATTTTAAAAGAAGTTGTAAATGTTGCAAGAGAAGTAAGAGCCGATTATATGGACGAAGAGACTAGAGAAATAGCTGTTGATATTTTTAAAAAAGGAGTTTATAGTGTAATAGAAAAAGTAACAAAATTCTGTAATCCTAAAAATATAAATTTTGAAAAGTTTTTATGTTCTTTATTTTTACTTTCACAAAATATAGAAGGTATATTATATGATGTTATTTCAATTAGAATGATTGAAAAAGAAAAAGAATATGAAAAAATGCCTTTAAAAAATATTGAACAAATTTATGGAGCGATAGATGTTAATATACCGGATGAATATAAATATAATGAAAATACAGTTTTCTTAATAATGGATTGTGTAAATAAAGATCATAAATTATTTGAAATACCAAATGATGAAATAGATAATATAAATGAAATGAAAAATATGATGAGAGGAACTTATGTTTATGATTTATATATGAATAGTATATGAATAGTATTTATTTAATTTTATTATAAATTTATAATAAAATTAATTATATTTTTGTTTTAATTTTTCAACATATTCAATATATTCTTTTTTCGCTTGAGGTCTTCCTTTTCCTGCTTCATTCATCCAAGCATTCCATTTAGAAGTTGATTTAAAATCAAAAAAAGATGGTTTATTTTCTTTATTATTACCTAAAAGACCTTGTTTATAAAGACCGTATAATTTTAATAATTCTTTATCATCTGGTTTTTTAGATAAATACATAACTTGTTTTGCCGCTTCTAAAAAATCTTTTTCTAAATTATCTTGATACATCATTTTATTATAAATATACAATTTTAAATTATAAATATATTTTTATTTAACATATTGAACAATCTAATTGAAATTGAGGATATTGATTTTGAATTTCTTCTTTTACACTATTATTAATTATATTTCCAATTTGAGATTTAAAATTAATCAAATCCTCCCTCAATCTTAAATTTTCATCTTTTATTTCCTGAAGTTCTTCTTTTAAAAGAAGAACTTTTTCAGACTCGATTAAATTTTTATTTTCTTTTTCTGTATTTAAAAATAAAAGTGTATATTCATCATCGGGTTCGTTTATAACTTCATTATTAATTTTATCTAAAGAGTCCATTAATATCTTTAAATCTGAAATACTTTTTTCAAAATTTTCCATTCTTTTAGATATTTCTTTAGTAAGAGTTACTAGTTCATTTCTATATATTATTTTTTTACTTGTTAAAGATGATGACATTATTATTTTATAGTTTTAATTTCTTTAAATATGAAGATTATAAAAATTATAATATTATAATTTTCATTTATATTAATAAAAATGAAAATTTATATTATAATAACAACGATATTATTTCTTATTTTAACTTTAATATTATATTTTCTAAATAAAAATTCTAATAAAAATTCTACTTCAAGTAATATTCCTCCTCTTATTACAACTATTGTTCCTGCGAAATGGTATAATAATTATTTTCCAGAAGAGAATTTTATTACACAACCTTCTTTAGGAAAAAAGAAAATAGGATTGGCATTTTCTGGAGGTGGAACAAGAGCAGCATGTACTACTTGGGGATTTTTACAAGCTTTAAATGTTTATAAACTAAATGGAAAATCTCTTTTACATATTGATAATATAAGTTATATAAGTGCAAATTCAGGATCTACTTGGATTGTATTACCTCTTTTATATCAACCAATAGAAGGTACACCTTTTACAATTGATGATATTTTAGGACCTTATATTTCAGATCCAAGTAAATTAGATTATAAAAAATATATTGATAAAAAACAATTTGGAAATAATGCAGTTAATTCTAAATTTGATTTAGAATTTGAAAATAATTGGTGGTCTTATTCAGTAGGACAATCATTTTTTAAACCATATGGATTGTATAATGGAAATACAAATCCAACAAATGGTATAGTTGGTTATGATGCTTCTTCTATTCAATCAATTGTTACATCATTGGGGAGTAATTATAAAGGTGTAATATTGAGACCAAATATGCCTATACCTATAGCAGTTCAATCTCTTATTATAAATAAAGATACAGTTGTAGGTATTGATTCAACTCCAATAAGTTCAGGATTTTTAAGAACAAGCAATGCAAGCGGAGATATAAATAAATTAGGAGGAAGAGTAGATAGTTATGCATTTAATACATTTTTAACTAAAATAGAAACAACAGATCCGAATACCCAGAATATATTAGTTGATTTTAGAAAAACTAAAGATAATTTTGGAAATTCTCATACTAAAGATACTTGGGATCCAGTTTGTATGTCTGGAACATCAAGTATGGCATCTGGAATGGAACTTATAGAATTAAATTTACCAAATTCTTTTCCATTTTTAGGTTCTTTTGATACAAATGTTAAAGATGTTAATAATTTAAATCCAAATAATCAACAATTTAAAATTATAGATGGATATTTATGGGATGATACAGGTGTAGTATCTTTAGTTGCAAGAAAAACAGAAAAAATTGCTTCTATAATAAGTTGTTCTTTGGAAGATATTACCGGTGATATTTATCCAGATGAATATTACACTTATTTATTTATTGTAGATGGTATATACGCTAATAATATTGGAAAATTTGTTAGTTTTGATTCAACAAAAACAAAGGTTAATTTAAGTATAAATAATAATAATTCTACAATTGATGTAAGTATTGAAATAGTAAATGTAAAAGTATTTAGTATTGGAGGTATATATAAATTATTTGGACTAGGATCAAATAAATATACACAAATATTTAATGGAGATGACTATTATAAAACACAATTAGGATTGTTAACTAATTATGCTACAACAGGAATATTTTATTATAAAGATACATATACTACTGTAATAAACGAAAATTTTAATATAACTTCTTATGAAGTAGATGTATTATGGTATTGTTTATCTCCATGCGCAAATTTTTATTCTCAATTATCTGTTTCAAATAGAAATTATATTTCAGATATTTATAAAAATACAAACACATGTACAATATTCCCTTTTTATAATGATTGCAATACAGGAGGATGTGATAATGTATGTAAACATTCTCAACAAGATATTTTAACTGATTTACAAAATGTTACTAAAATAACTAATATTCAAGCATATTATATTTCAAGTTTATGTGCATGGGTTTGTAATCAAATATTGATTCCTTTTTTATTAGATACACCTTTCCCACAACAAACATATTCATTATACATATCACAAATAATAATAAAACCAACTGCATTACCTACAGATGAACAAAAAGATGTTATACAAAATATAGCTGGAATAGTTCTTAAAGCTATTAATAATAAAGTAAAAATATTACCAAATATTTCTCAAGAGTTAAAATATTCTGTATGGCTTACAACATTACAATACTTTTATCCTTTGTTTATTAAGTTAGAAACAGGTGTAATAACTCTTTATACAAATGAAATATTAATTGAAAAAGATAATAGTAGTATTACGTATTCTCTTTCAAAAATTAAAATATCTACTGCAATAAGTGGTACAGCAAAACATCAAGGAGGTAGAATTACTATTCTAGATTTCGGAAGTAAAAATATTGTAATTTCTTCAGATCTTATAACATTAGATAATATTAAATTTGAAGGTTCTTTTAGTACTGAATTAAGTATTACAGATGATAATAAATTATTAAATATTGATTTTAACGAAAGTAAGTATATAATAGATAATTTTTCTATAACAAATCTTTCGGATATAATAGATACTATTTGGGATTTTATTTATAATTTAAAAGGTTGGGGAATTTTATTAGATACAGTTATAACAATAGTAGGAATTCCTTTTATAAAAAATTCTATAAGAGATGATCTTATAATTCCATTTATTGAAACGAATCTTAATAAAACTGTACAAAATTTTTTAACTAATAATAAAGAAAATATTTTAAATTATATATTTCCAAGCGGGGATAGAAAAATTGCAATTCCTATAGATTGTAAATATTGTATTTTTCCAGATAAGCCTAATCCTATACAACCTCCTACAACTCAACCTCCTTATATAAATTCGTGGACTGAAGAACATCAACAAGAGTTAGAAAATTTTATTTATTTATTTTATATTAACAATCCTAATTATTCTAATATTATAAATAGATTATTATGTATTAGTGCTTATATACAAAAGACTTATACATATGATTATTTT